CAGGTGTGAATGGGATAGATGGTATAGATGGTATTTCACCATGTCAATCATTATATTCAAATGTTATTAGAGTTGTAATAGATGTTGATGTGTGTGTGTTAGAATGTGATCTTGATTGTTCATGTGTAATGGAAGGAACTGTGGATTGTGATTATTATCCATAATAAGTTTAAAAAATGATTTTTGTAAGTAAAAATAATTAATAATATTTATGTCAATTATAGTAATAGAGAGTAACCCTATATCATCAGGTGATACATGCTATGTTCAAACTGGTCAAACTGTTAATTTTTCAATAGTATCTGGAATAACAGGAGCATCTAATATATCTTTTGAATGGTATTTAAATGGGACATTAGTAAGTATAGAGAATGAATTTAACTTGATATCACCTAGTAATAATGATGCGGTATATGTTAAAGTTATAAACTGTAGTAGTGATGGTGGAGGTGATTCTGGTGTATTTATATCAGTAGATGGAAAAACAGTTTCTGTTGTTAATGGCATAATTACAAATATTGTTTAATTTTTTATAAACTATTATTTTATTTTGGAATATATTTATAAAAATAAAGTAATAATTTATGATAGATTCTAAAGTCAGTGTCATTATGGCATCTTATCTTTTACCATATCCTGGTTCAGCTACTAATAGGGATAAAAAGTTTATAAGAGCTGTTAATAGTTTTAAAAAACAAAAATACCGAAATAAAGAATTGATTATTGTTTCAGATGGTTGCCCAGTGACCATTGAATTATATAATAAATATTTTTCAAATGAAAAAAATATAAAAATTATTCAAATTCCAAAACAAGATTTATATTCAGGTGAAATGAGAAATGTTGCATTACAAATTGCTGATGGTGAAATTGTTACCTATTTAGATTCAGATGATATATTAGGACCAAATCATTTACAAATAATTGTTGAACAGTTTGATACAGATGAATATAGTTGGGTATTTTACAATGATTATATGGTACTTGATAAATCCTTTAAAAGATTACATCTAAGAATAGTAGAACCAAGATGGGCAAGTATTGGAACAAGTTCTATTAGTCATAAAAATTTAAAAGATATAAAATGGACTAGTGGATATGGACATGATTTCATGTTTATGTTTAAATTAGCAAGTATGGGATTAAAATTTAAAAAATTAAAAAATGTCCCAGAATATCTTGTTTGTCATTATCAGAATGCAGATTACTAATCTGATTATCAGATAGTTATAGATTATAATTTATAAATAATAATTTTAAATAATATGAAAGAAGAATTTTATGTACATGGTACAACAGATATAATAAATTTACGTGAAGAAGCGGAAGTTTTAAAAAAAGATTGGGGACTTAAAGATAAAATAAAATACCCAGAGGGAGTTACATATTATGAGATTTATAATAGAACAGATTATTTTAGAAAAAGCTGTACAATAAAACCTTTTGATATTGTTGTTGATTGTGGTGGAAACATTGGTATTTTTACCTCTATTGCATTTGATATGGGAGCAGCAAGGGTATTATCGTTTGAGCCATTTTATAAAAATTATACATTAAATAAAAAAAATAATCCAAATGCTGAGGTTTTTTGTCTTGCAGTTACAAATGAAAGTGATGATGAAGTAGAATTATACATTGAGACAGGAAATGGAGGACATACAATAATAGAAAGTGAAATTAATAATACATTACATCCAGGTCACTATGAACGTAAAGGTATTTATATAAATACTATTAATTTAGATGATATTATATCTAGAAATTTTTTAGATCATATTGATTTTTTAAAAATTGACACAGAAGGTTCTGAATTACAAATACTTGAAGGTTTATCTGATGAAAATTTAAATAAAATAAGGTGTATTTCATTAGAATATCATAGTTCAGTTTTTAATTATGATGAAGATGTATACACGAAGTTTATACAAAGATTTTTAAATTTGGGATTTAATACTCATACATGGATAATGGATAAACATACTAGAATGTTATATGTGTGTAAAGGTGATATATAAAAAAAATATAAAATTGTGAAATTTACAATAAACAAAGAAAAACATATTGACTATATAATAAATAATTTTGATTTTGCTAGAGTACGACTTGTTATGTATAATTTAGGATGGACATGGTTTGATGATAGTATTAATACACCATCAATAGAGAGATTAAAAGATGCAGCAAGAGAATTATTGGAAGATGTGTATGATACTGATATTGAAGAATTTACATCAACATCAAGTGGGGGGTTTAAAGCTACAAAATTAGATGATTTTTTAAGTTTGGAGTTTATTATTGCAAATAAAGAATCAGATGAGTTAAATTATAGCGATGAATATACCAAATTAAAGAAGAATAAAGAGAGAATTAATAAGATTAATAGGATTAATAAAATAGATAATAATGAAAACAGTTGAAAGATATGAAGTTACAGAAACAAATGAACTTCAAAAATTATTAAAAGTATATGAAGAAGCATCAGAAATTAACGAAGTTATAATAGATGATGCAAAAGTAAATAACTATGATTATGATGAATTATATAAATATAATTTAGATAACGAAATAGATATAGTTTTAATACGGAGGGAGCTTAACAGACGGCTTTGGTATGAAAATTAGTAATTAAAAAAGAGTGATAATCAAATTGTCACTCTTTTTTAATTTTATGGGGTTGTATTTTTTATATATAATAAAAAATTAATATCTAAAAATTATGGCAACACCATTATATAAGAGAATGAAAGCCAAGGGGACATCATTCTATGCATTTCCAAGTGCAGCTCTTGATTTAAATTTAGCTAATTATAATGAATTTTATAATCTTAATTTTACAAAATTTGCGTTATTAAATATACCTAGACAAGAAAGTGCAGCTGACCCTATTGATGGTGTAATGGATTTTATACCAAAGAGAAACGATGGTACTAATGCGTTTTATTCAGATGATCCGAATTATACTACACCTATAACACTATCAGAGCAGTTAGTAGAATCTTTAAGGAATTATGTTGCTAATTATGATACGTCTTTACATGAAAGTAGAATAAATAGTAATACAGATTTTTATAATATTGAAGTTAAGCATACACCCACAGAATTAATATTTTGGAAATGGTGTAGAAAATTAAATTTAATAGATTTTGAATCAGCAGTTCATAAAGTTGATTGGGATAAAAATTTATCAGATTTTGATAATCCGAATAATTCTACAATAACTCATATTGATTATTTTAGAAAGTATTTATGGAAAGAAAGGGATGTGATAAATTATCCTACTGTAAAACCAGATGAATACACTTTAAAATATGAAGAAAGTGAAGACTATAAAGGTAAAGATAATTTATATAGAACTCCTAAATTTACAATTAACGAAATTGCTAAATTAAAAGTAGGGGATAAAGTCATATTAACTGGAAATAGATCAGATCAAAATTTATTATCAGGGGGGACAGTAGCAGTTACTTTTGGTCAATCATATGAAGTAGGTAAAATTACATTTGATACTGGTTCTACTTATATTTGGTTAGATGTTAATTTTACTGGTGGTGGTGAAGGAAATTTATTGACAACATATATGTACTTAGATTATCATAAATTAGTTGAATATGTTGGTGAGATAAACCAAATTTCAAATGTAAAAACAGCGTCAAGAGTTGGTCAAGAAATTACAGCATATATACCACATCAAGGTGGTAGAACACCTACTATATTATATGGGATTAGAGATAATAGTAATTATAAGCCTAATTTAGAAATTCCTATATTAGCAGACGAAATACAAGACAAAATAGTTGGAGCAGAAGATACTACAAATTCTCCGATTCGTAAAAATCCTCAAGATTACCCAGGATCATATTATGGTCAATTTGATACAAATGACAATACGTATTTATGTACTAATGGGGATAGTAAAAGATATCAAGGGGATTATTATGGTATTAAGTTAACTGATAATACTGGATTAGATGATGAAGATTATATTGAAAAATTAACAGATTTTAATTCAGATAATATTGATGGTGTGTTTTTGGATTTTGATAAAGATCATTATTATAAAATGAATATTCCTAATTTAGAAACACAAAACTTTGATGAATTCAGTTCATTATCAATTGAGGGAAACCCCCCAGATGATTTTGATTTTAATGCTATATTATGGTATTATGAATTGGTGGAAACTGATCCAAATGATTCAACTAAAAAAGTATCATATGTTAATTTATATGGAATTGAATTTTTAAATAACCCTGAGAATGATGATGATAATTATGGAACATTAATATCCCCATATCATAAACTAGTTACAAATGGGTCACAAGATGGGTTATCATATATGTTTAATTTGAATTTATATTATAATATTGATAATGATGTACAACCATTGGTATATGATCCAAGTACTATTTATAATATGTTTGGTTTTGATATGTATAATGAAATGATGAGTAAATTTTATAAAGTAAATGAGAATTTTATTAATATTATACAAGAATTTGTTAGAATTAATATGGATTTACGAGAAATGAAGAGTTTAATTTATTCACAAACTGATGTAGATAGTTTGAAAAGTAGAATGAATAATATGGAAGAATTATTGAGATTATATGCAACAAATCAATTTATTGATTCTGATACCGCAAGAATATCCACTGATTATTCAGGAGTTTACCCAAAATTACAATTTAACGTTATTGGTGTGGAATATGATCAAATAGAAAATGTGAGTTTAACGGAAGCGTATAATTATAATTCATCTAATAGTGGGATTTCATATCCAATTTCATTGACATTTTCAAATAAGATGTTATTGAATTTAGTAAATGATAATTCATATACAGAAAATGGAAATGTTACAATTTTATTAGATAGAGAATTAAAAAATAAACAAAAGTTAGATATTGTTGTTAAACCTGAATTTGCGATGTATGCTCAAAGGTTATATGTTAATATGATGTATAATTATAATAACGATGAAACAGAAATAAATATTTTTGATATTGATTTACCAAGAGATTTAGATGAATATAATATATTATCACCTGATGATTCAGATTTTACAGATAGTTATTATATGAATGAAAATATTTATGTTAATTGTACTGATGTTTTTACAGGTTCATCAATGTGTTCATCTGGATATACAGAATTAATAATGACAGAAGATATGTTTAAGACTGGTAACACAATATATGTACAAAATTTATTTTTCAAAGATGATTTTGGTAATGTTATTGATTATAGTGGGGCATATGTTCTAATTGATAAAGTAGGTATTAATATAACAATTAGTTTACTAACTGAAGATGTTGCTGGTTATATATCAATTGGTCAACCAAGAGTTAGTTTTTACAGAGGTTTAAAAGTTTCAATATTGAGGGTTGATGGTAGTGATAATATACCGTATTTTGATCAGAAATATAATATAGAATATAAAATAATTTAACTTATGGATATTTCAGTGGGAGATTTAGTTAATGAAATAATAAATATATTTGATTCAACAAAGGTTAGATCTGTTGATAGTGTTTATGAAAAAATAGATGGGTCATCTGATTTAAAATTAATTATATCATTAAACAAAGTAATGTTTGATAATATTAATGTTTTTTATACTAAATTAATTTTTACAACAAATGAAAGTAAAGGGAGAATAACTAGGAATAATTTTACTTATTTGTTTGATGTAAATTGCGAATATATTAGAATTGATTTTTCTACGTTAGAAGATTTTTCAAATAAGTTAAACAATGTATTTAAAAATAATAAATTTGGTGATGATATTAAAACAATATCAAAATTTGTTAAATCGCCATCAACACTTATTAACACATGGTTTGAAGAAAATAAAATTACAGATATATCTGTAACTAATGTTGATGATAAAAAGATAGAATTAATGCCATGTAATTCATTATATTTTAATTTTAAAATAGATATAAGTAATAATCAAAGTGTTGATCTAAAATTAACTAAGGTAAATAATAAAGAATATTTATTTAAATTTAAAATATTCGAAGAAGAATATGATGAAAAACAAGCAAATTTAAATAACCTTATTGAAATAATAGGAGATAATTTAAAAAATAAAATTAAAATGTAAAATGGCAAGAATTACTAAACTTAATAGAGTTTTTAATAAAATAGAATTAAATTATGCAAATTTAACAACACAGATTAACAATTGGTTAAGTTCTGTATATGATAAATCAGGTATACTTTTTAATTCATCATCACCATATGGTCAAATACTACAAGTTACCAAAGGATTTTTCGTACATAATATATTATATTTGAAAAATTTTGTTAAACAATTAGATATCGAACAATCAAACTCTAAAAGAATGATTAGTAATATTGCTAGAATTTCTGGACATAATCCATCAAGAGCGATATCTGCAAAAGGTACACTTAAATTTAAGCTTAAACAAGGTACTAATATTGAAAAATATGTATCTGGTTCTCAAGTTAGTATTTATAATAATACGATAATAAAAAATAAATCTAATGGATATTATTATTCATTAAAAACTGGATCAGATAGAAATTTTTATCCATTATTTGCAGGTGGTCAATTTTTTGTGTCAATAATACAAGGTAAATATGAATCTCAAACATTTACAGGCGATGGTACAATATCACAATCATTTCAAGTTAATGTTAGTAATAATTCGACTATTGATAATTTTGATATTCAAATTACATTAAATGGGATTAATTTAGAAATTAGAGATCATTTATATGATATGTTGGATAATGAGTATGCATGTTATGTTAGAACTGGATTTAATGGTGGTTTAGATGTTTATTTTGGTAATGGTATAAATGGTTGTGTTCCTGCAATTGGATCAATTGTTGAAGTTAAGTATTTAATTACAAATGGATTACAAGGAAATATACTAAATAATAAAATTAATGATTTCACATTTATAGATGATATTTATGATGATGATGGTAATGTGTTACAAGCTAGTCAATTATTTGATATATTTATAGAAACAGATATTAAATTTGCAAGTGATGGTGAGAGTGTGCAATATACAAAGTCTGTTATACCTTATGTTTCAAGAAATTTTGTGTTGGCAACACCGTTACAATATATTTATCATCTTAAAAAATTAAATATGTTTTCAAAAGTTAATGCATTTAATACATTAGATCTTGTTGAAATTGATATTGATAATGATGGAAGTTTAGATAGAATAAACATAAATGAAATGTATTTATATTTGATACCTAGAATAACTGATTATTTTTCAACTGATGTTAATTATTTTAATGTGTCTTTTGATAGTTTTTTTTTAGATGAAATTGAAAAACAAAGAATAATTAATTATCTAAAAATACAAGGTATTGTTAGTATAACATCTAAAGTTACTATAATTGATCCTATTATCAAAAAATTTGTTATGAATATTTTTGTTAGACGATATGAAGACTCAGAAGAAGACAATATTAGAGAAGAAGTAATAAGTACATTATCAACGTATTTTTCAACATACGAAAGATATGATAGAGTAGTTAAAGCTGATATTATAACACAATTAAAATCAGTTGATGGTATAGACTCTGTTAATGTGGAGTTTGTAGGTAAAGATAATGAAGATTATCATAAGGATGGTGCGTTATTATCAAATAAAAAATCAAATGTTGTAGAAAATACATATGTAACATCTACCAATAGTGTTAAAGTAACATCAGATAAATATAAAAATCTTGTTAATGTTCAAGAACAAAGACGAAATAAATTTTTAGCTAATTCAGTTACTATAGATGGAGAAGCTATATTAGATACCAGCGGATATAATAATATTGTAGCAATATCTGATTCTACTGTTGTTGCATATAATAATACTAATAAATATAATAATAAAAAAATGTTTGGTATTGATCCAGTTCTAGGAGATATTGTTATAGGTAAAAATGAGTTAGTTATTTTAAGAGGTGGTTGGAGTAATAGAAATGGTGTATATTTTAGTGAAGATCCAAGAAATAATTCAGGTTTTAGTACTATTAATATTATTTGGAAAGGGGTCACATCAAGAAATTAATCGTCATTTTCTAAGAATTCATTAAATATTTCATCTTTGTTTTTTAATACAAAAGTGTGTATGTAATATGCTAATTTTTTATAATGTTTGTATTCATAAATACTTTCTACATTAAAATCTTTTAAAAAATTATCATCAGCAGATATCATATAGTTATTTTGTTTATCAAACCAATACCCCATTTGATAAATTTGCTCTTTTACTTTTAATGAAAGTAATAATGCTACCCCATTATTTATTTCTCCAATATAATCAATAATTGTGACAAAATTCATATTATCCATTTTAAAACTATGTTTTTTATATATATAATAAAAATATAGTTTCAAATGGCACTAAAAGATGTAAAAGATTTAGTTATACGATATGATGGACATCCAAAATATCAAGATGATAGAATAATTGAAGATGATGAAATTGAAGTAATAGTTCAAAAATTAGAAATGATATTATTTACTAATAAAGGTGAAGTATTAGGGGATAATGAAATAGGTGCGAATTTGGAGTATTATCTATGGCAAACAAGAGTTACATCAAGTAGCTTAAAAAATAAAGTTGAAGAACAAATATCAATGTATATACCAGAATTAATTAGTTTAGGGTATAGTTTAGAAGTGGTATTATATGAGGGGGTTGTTCGGGATATATTATTTTTAAATTTTATAATTAATGGATATAATATAGATTTTATTTTTGAATAAAAAAAAAATTATGGCAGAAAAAATTGAAGATTATATATTAACCACAGAGTTAATAAAGGAAATAGAACAAAAAGAAAATCTCGGAAAAATTTTAAAAAGACATGAGAAGGTTTGGTTCTCTAATATGAGAGGTATTAGACGCTCATATGTTACTTTTGCAATGACAGATGCAGAATTTGAAGAATATGTAAAATGTAAAATAGATATTCATTACTTTGCTGATAATTATTGTCATATTAAATTGGAAGATGGTACAATAGGGCAAATGAAACTTAGAGATTATCAGAAAGATATAATTGATTTATATACTAAAAATCCAAGAAGTATATTAATGGCGAGTAGGCAGACTGGTAAATGCAACTACTTCAATATCAAGGTGTTAGTGAAAAAAAATGATGGAGTGGTTGAAAAAATATCAATTGGAAACTTATATTACTCTGAATTATTGAGAGATAGGAATTTAACAATATTAGAAAAAATTAAACTCTATCTATATAAAATATTAGATAAATTAGATAATAGATAAATGTTTATTGTTTTTAGATATTAAAAAAAATAATAATTATGGATGATTAAAAGTAAATTGAAAAATATAATAATATTTCTTATTCAATTAATTGAAAAATATGAATTTAGGAATTTTAACCCTAATGAAGATGATATATTAAAGAAATTTGTAAATACTTTATTTTTAGATGAAGAATTATTAGTTGAAACCGATTATGGTTATGTTCCAGTAACTGAAATAAACATTACACAACCTTTCCAAAGATATAGGTTAGAATTGGAAAATGGTTTGTGGATCGAAGGAGCAGATACTCATATAGTTTTTTGTGAAAATCATATTACTAAAATGTTAATTGATTTAACAATAAATGATTATGTTATAACAAAAAACGGAGTTAGTAAAGTTAAATCAATTAAAAAATTAAAAGGTAAAGTTTCAATGTTTGACTTATCTATAGATACTCCTGAAATGAGTTACTATACAAATGATATATTGTCACATAATACAGTGAGTTCTGCAATTGTAATGATTCATTACGTATTATTCAATGACGATAAAGGTGTTATGGTGGTTGCGAATAAAGGAAAAACAGTTAAAGAAATTATTAGAAAAATAAAGGATATTTATAAGTTATTGCCATTTTTCTTGAAAAAGGGTGTAATAAATTGGAATGAAACACAAATTGCATTTGAAAATAATTCAAGAATACAAACTGAAAATAGAACAAAAGAACCATCAATTGGGTTTACGATTGATTTATTATATCTTGATGAATTTGCTCATATTCCAGATAACTTTATTAGAGAATATTATGGTGCTATTGTTCCAGTAGTATCATCAATTAATAATTCACGAATAATTATTACATCTACACCAAATGGTTATAATATGTTTTGGGAATTGTTATCTGCTGCCGAGTTACCCCCAGAAGACCCAAGAAAAAATCCATATACTGCAATGAGAGTTTTATGGACACAGGTTAAGGGTAGAGAAGATACAAAAATTCAAACACTTGATGTTAAATTGAAAAAATATAAAATGACTAAATCTCATGTATTAAGAGAGATAAGAGAAAAATATGGAATAGTATTATATAAAAAAACAATAAATAATGATGTTATTGATTGTGTAAAATATGAGATTAAAGATGAAAAAACTCATATAGATAATATTAGAAAAATAAGAATTGATGGTATTCCTTTGCCCGAATTAGCTATTGTATCTAATTGGCAAGAAGAAGAAACAAAATTAATTGGTTCTCCTGAAAAATTCAGCCAAGAATATGATTTACAATTTGTTACTGGTGATAAAATTTTATTTAATAAAGAAACATTGGATTTGTTAAAAAGTGATCAATTAGCATTTGATTATTTACAGTTTAATGAGCTTGATAAGTTCAATTTACCGTATGATCAACTTAAATTTGTTAGAAATAATCTAGATATTTTTAATCCACTTAAAGTAAACGATTATTATATATTAATATCTGTTGATTTATCAGAGGGTTTAGCAAAAGATTATTCAGTTATTAATATTTTTAAGATAATGTTAAGAGATAAAGAAGAAATAGATAAATATAAATATGATAATTTATATGAATTATTTAAAATTGAACAAATAGGATTATTTAGAAACAACATTTATTCAATTCGTGAAGTTGCTCATATATTTTATTTAATAGCATTTGAATTATTTGATCCTGAAAAAGTAAAAGTAGTTTTAGAGTACAATACTTATGGTTCTGAGTTTTTAGCACATTTGCCTAATGTTTTTCATGGTAAAAATCAATATTCTAATTCAGTGTTTTTAAGATATAAACATAGTAGAGAAGATATTGTCCCAAAAATTGGTTTAAAAATGACAAGAGATAAACACTTAATTATTGATAAAGAATTTCAACAATCTGTAAGAAATAGACGAATGATTATACATAATGATGTTAATATAAGCGAAATAACAACATTTGCTAAACATGAAACACCTTCAGGTAATATAACATATAAAGCTGAGAGTGGTAATGATGATGTTGTTATGACAACTATTACAATGTCAACTGTATTTGATAATGTTGGGTATAAAAATTTAATTGATATGTTTATAAATAATAATTTACAAGGTGATGCTTTAAGATATGTTGAGAGTATAACTAGTCAATCAGATAATACTGGTAGTATATTAGGTGCATATAATAGAGTATATAAAGGAAGACCAAATTATAGTGGAAATAGATATCCAAGATAGATAAATTTGGTCTTCTAATAATTTTTTATAATTCGTTTTCTGTTGTGTGGTCAGCTTTAATAAAACTTGCAACCCTTTGAATTTTTTTAAGTGTGTTTGAATCTTGTTCATCAGCTTTAACATCCCTTATTTCGCCATTATTACTTATTAATGCAACAGGTTTTCCTTTGGAATATAATCTATATGCATCATCACTTACTTTTTTCATAATTAATCCTAATTTTTGAACTCTATCTACTAAGTTAGGGTTAACATAATTACTAAATCTATTAGATTGTCTCTTTTTCAATTCTGATGTTATGTCATCATCACTATTAGCTAATGAATTAGCTTTGTGATATGCTTTATTCATATATGCACCTGTCAACTCATTTAGTTCGAAATTTTCAAATGTTTTTAAATGTTTCATGTTTTATTTTTTTTTATGTATTATATATAAAAATTTAAAACTAATAAATTATTTTTTTCTATATTTGTTATAAAATAAATAATAATTAATGGTAGAATCACATAAGTTTTTAATGACACTAACACAATTAAATTATTTCTTAGATAAAATAAAGGATTTATTATCTATTGACAATGAAATTTTAATAAAAATAAATAAAGATAAAACTTTATTATATTCAATTGTTGGTGAAAAAATGAATGTTAATGCATTTAAATCTTTTATATTTGATACAAATGAAGTATTTTCGTTTAATGATGAAATTGAAGGTGAAATAAGATTCATTATAACTCAAGGTAAAAAATTCGAAAGTACTTTAAAAAATTATTTAGACTATGAAGAAGATTTATTGTGTGAATTTTTTATGAATGATGATACATATGCAGATAACCTTAAATTAAAAAATAAAACATTAAGATTAAGTATTGGTGGGGGTGATGTTCGTGGAATGAATACTACTATTGATATTGAAAAAATAAATAGCACTATAAATAAAGATAATATTGATTTCAAATTCTCTCTAGATAGTGCATCGTTTGATAAAATTAAAAAAATCAGTGCAATTGATAACGAAAATGACATATTAACCTTAAATGTATATGAAAACAAACTTACAATTGGTGAAAATAGTTGGGATATAAAAATATGTGATATAGAACATGAGGACTTAATGATCACTTTCCCAAAGAAGTATTTTAAATCAATAACGTTTACTGATGATACTAATGATGTATTTGTCTTTGATACTTTTTTATTAATAGATAATTTAAATACAAATTTATTAATAGCATTAGAAATGACAGTTTAAAAAGAATTTAAACTTTTTTATATCTTATTGATATAATACTAATATTCAATAAAAATTGAATAAAAAAATAAATAAATAAATATGTTAGAAGAACTTTATGCACAAATCGAAGAACAATTTGCAATCGTCCAAGAACGTCATGCAAAATACCTTGAAAAAGGAAATAAGTCAGCTGAAGCCGATGCTCGTAAAGCACTTGGTGAAGTTAAAAAACTTATTACACCTTACAGGAAAGCTTCAGTTGATGCAACAAAAAAGTAAGAAAAACAAAAATCAAGAAAGTGTGTTAAGAAATTAATGCTCTTTTTTTTGTTTTAATGAATTTGATTGATTATATTTGCATTATGAATAATATTTATATAATAGATAAATCTAAAGAGTATCCGAATCAGTTGAAATTAAATTTCAACAAATTTTCTAAATATAATGGTGTAGTTTATTTTTCATCATTAGAAAATAAAGGTGTGTATTATCTTGTTTATATTTTAGATAATAGTAGAAAGTTTCTTGAAGATTTAGAAATAAATAGTATAGATGCAATAAGAACTGTGTCATATCATATTTCTGGTGATGTTGAAGAAGTAACTAAACTTGAAGTACCAGTTACAGACACAGAAATGATTAGTGTTTTTTCAAAAAAATATGAATTAACATCTTATGGTTTTTGTGTTGGTGGTGAATTGGATGATTCAATTATTAAAAAATTGAAAAATACTATAAATAATTATTCAAATGTGGATTATCCAAGAGATTTTAAGTTGGTAAAAATTGAAAAAATAAAAATTAAAAAATGAGTTATATAGTAGTAGATGTAGAAAGCGATGGACCAGTTCAAGGTGATCATTCAATGGTGTGTTTTGGTGCAGTAGTAGTAGAACCATCATTAAGTAAGACTTTTTATGGTAAAGTAAAACCAATATCAGATATATGGATACCTTCTGCATTAGAGATTAGTGGTTTTTCAAGAGAAGAACACTTAACATTTGATGATCCTGAAAAAGTAATGGCAGATTTTACGGATTGGGTTAATGAAAACACAAAGGGTAGACCAATATTTTTATCTGATAATAATGGTTATGATTTTCCTTGGATAAATTATTACTTACATAAATATGTTGGAAGAAACGTATTTGGGTGGTCTAGTAGAAGAATTAGTGATTTGTGGTGTGGTTATCAAAATGATATGTTTGCAAGTTGGAAATATATGAGAAAAACAAAACACGATCATAATCCTGTAAACGATGCGATGGCAAATGCAGAAGCAGTATTAGAAATGCAAAAAAAAGGATTGAATATTAAACTTAAATAAAACAGTTATGAAAATGAACATGAAAGTTTTTAGATGGATTATTAGAAGTATTTATTTATTATTGTTAATTGGTATTAGTTATATATTTTATACAATTTTACCAGGAATAGTACCTCCAATGTTGGGGGTGTTTATGTTATTGGTTTCTGGTTTTTTTGCTATGAGTATGAACAAAACTAAACTAGATGAAATTATAAAAATAACATTATTTTGTTCTGGTTTATTATTACTTGTCGGATCATTTATTAAAATTGATTCTAACGTTACTCAGTATGTTAGTGATAAAGAATATAAGGTTGGATGTGGTGGACATCCAGGTGATATTATAAAAAGTTCTTATATGATATGGGTAAATGATACATCTGATATATTAAAACATAAAAATTTAGTGAATTTTTCAGAAGGGAGTTGGTTTATTTATGTTGGTAAACCAGCAGATAAAAGAGATTTTAATATTGTGGTAGAAGAAAATACATATTTAACTGGTGTTAGATCATATGTTACTTTCATTCACAAAGGAAAAGAGATAAAAGACATTAATACTAAAAGATTTAGATAATGGATTCATTAACAATATCATCAATAATTTCTATACTATTTGCTATTTCGATAGTGAGTTGGTTTGCTTCACTTGTGTTTACAGGAGATAAGAATGATGAAAAATATAAAGATAGTCTTGTACAACCAATAGCGAATAAAAAATGGAAAACATTTTTGGTTTTATTTGTTGGTTATTGTGTAATATTTGCTATTCTTATTTATTATAATAAATAATATGAGTAATTGTAATTTCAAAGAATTATTGGGTAAGGTTATCATAAAAGTATATCAAACTTATGATGAACCAGAGATTATTCATTTTTATACTTCTGATGGTGCAATATATCAACAATATCATAACCAAGATTGTGGTGAATATGTTACAGTAGAAGATATTGATGGTGATTTAAGTGATTTGATTGGTTATCCATTATTACAAGCAGAAGAATCCTCTTCAGATGATAGTAGTGGGCGTTATGAGTCTGCAACATGGACATTTTATAAATTAGCTACAATTAAAGGGTATGTTACTATCAGGTGGCATGGATCATCTAATGGTTATTACTCAGAAGGGGTTGATTTTTATCGAATAAGAGATAAATACCCCATTAAAGAATTGAGAAAAATGAAAATAGATAAGTTAAACGAAAAAGATAACGATAATGGACTATATTAAAGTAGGAAAGAAGATTACATACCTCCTGAGGCACAATCCAGAGGATTTGATGATGGATAAGCATGGTTATGTTGATGTTGTGTCACTTTTAAGTAAAGTTTGTATAACACAGTCTGAATTGGATCATATCGTTGACACTAATAATAAAAAAAGACTTGCGTATAACGATGATAAGACGATGTTAAGGGCTACACAAGGTCATTCTATTAAAGTTGATGTACAACTTAAAGAAAAACGTCCACCAAGAGTTCTTTATCATGGTACATCACCAATGAATTATGACAAAATAATGAAAACTGGTTTAAGTAAGATGCGAAGATTACATGTACACTTATCAGATAGTAAAGATGTTGCTTATGATGTAGGAAAAAGATATTCAAAGTACAAAGAACCTGTTATATTAGAAATTGACACAGCAAAAATGTACACAGATGGTTATAAATTCTATTTAAGTGATAATGGGGTTTGGTTAACTGATAATGTACCTAAAAAATATATCGATGGTAAAAAAAATACTTAAAAAATATGATGGTTTAGCTTTTTTGTGTGGTTCTATTAAAGAATTCACTGATTGTTATGAATTTGTACTTGAAAATACAATAAGCCCAAATACCATAACAAAAAAGATTAAAAAGGAAAATAAAAAGTTTATGACTAAATATCATATATCAAAAATAAATGGTGCTTGTTATTTTATATTAACTAAAGATTTTCAAAAAAAGAATAATAATTATTATATAATTGATGTGAAGAACCATGGAGATTTTTATAATAATTCAGAGTGGATTAAATATAAAATAATTAATTTCAGTAAGATATCAAGAAAAAATAAATTAAAAAAATTAAAAAATAAAATAAATGCCAAGACCTAAAGAAAGAATACCAATAGTGTTAAAACATATAGATTGGGCACATTTTATAAACTATATAGGAAGTGACTCATTAGTTGAGGATGTTACACTTAATCTTAAAGTTATTACAGACTATTGGAATATTAATTATGATCAAAGGTTGGTTCAAGTTTTAGTTAATTTAGATATTATAACTACTGATAGTTATATTAAATATCATTTAGAAGAAACGGATTATTTAATTGAAAATGGTTTTGTTAAACCAGAAAAAATATTACTTTGGGGTACATATGGTAAAGATGGTAAACAACCATTAAAATATATACCATTAGATGATATGGATAGTGGTCATATAGAAGCAGTATTGAAAACTCAAAAAAATAATACCTTTAAACCATTAATGGAATCCATATTGAGAAAAAGGAAATTAAAAAATGTTAATTTTTTATCAGCATGGAGAAAGGGTGACTTAATTGAAATTAAAGGAGAACGGTTTAGATTAACATCAGATGGTTATGAGAAAAAACCAGGTAAAATATATTGTGATACAGATAAAGGTGTATCACTACCATATTTAAAAATTATGAAAAAAGCCAAGTTGATAGAAACTGGTGCTGGTGCTAAAAATAAGAAATATTAGTTATATTGGATAAAAAATAGTATCTTTGTAATATGAAAGCTAGATTTAAATTAATATTGAATGATGTATATATATTATCAATGATGGGAAATAAAACATATTTGCCAATAGGTTTAGAAGGTAATGCAAGAACATTAGAACCTGAATCACCTAACACAGTTATGATAGATCTTGAAGATGTTAAAATTGGTGACAATTCAGGACCGTTAAATTTAACTTTTGAAATTGAAGAATTTAATATAAAATTTGAAAAATTAAATTAATTATTTGACCTTACGCTGATAGAAATATTAGAGGAAGTTCAGGACATCACTGTTTAAAACGGAAGTACTAATAATACGTTATACCGTTGAGGATGCAAGTCAAACAGAATTAGTAGATGAACAGTATTATAATATTCGGGTTGATGCGCCCATCATTAGATGGGAACATAGAAATATGTTAGATAAATGTGAGGTTTAAATGACAAAATCCTGACTACAGAATAATTAATTTTTTATTTTAAAATATTATTTGTATCTTTGTATTAATAATTTAAAATATCAATATGGATTATTTAATTGAGAGATTAAAAACAATATGTGATGATATGGAATTACTCACAGAATTAACCTTAAAATATAAGGATAATAAGGTTGTTGGTGATATGTTAATGTATAAAAAGATTGAGGATGGTATTATTGAAAAATTTAATCTTGCAAGTGAGTATCAATTGAATTATATGAAAGATAGATATACTTTCAGATATTATGACAAAGAAATGATGGTTAAAGTGATTGATGCTCAGATTATAAAAAATTCTAGACGGGATAAAATGAAAAAATTAACTAATAGGTAATTTAATTATATATTATATTTATTAGCAGAATCTAAATATTCATATTCATCTTTAATTTTTGGATGTATAATTTCATGTGATTTTAAAAAATTATATTTTTTTAAATCAGGTTTTTTCATATAATTTTTTTGAAATACATATGATTTAAACCAAGCAAATAATTTACCACCTAAATGTTTTGATTTATAAATATTATTATTATCAACGGATATTTTACTAAAAAAATCAAAATCAAATTTATATTCTGATTTATCAAATTTATCGTTAAATAATTTTAATTGGTTGGGATCATTATATTTTTCCTCTGGAATATTCATTTTTTCTATTAATTCATCTATGGCTTTACTAAATTCTTTATTTGTGTCAGTATAATCAGTATCAAACTCTGATTCCCAAGTATTTTCTAATTCATAATTAAGATCTGAAAAATCAACATTTTCTAAAAAATCACTAACAGTATTAATATCTTCTAAATTGTTTTCTTCTATGTATTCACCTATTTTTTCTATATTAAATATAATATCAATACCCCAGTTACCAGTATATGAATTCTCAAATTCAATTGGTAATTCTTTAAGTACTTTATTAACCCCGTTTTTAACAACAATTTCTTTTGCTGCTGATATTTCACAAATAATATCATTATAATCTATTAAATCTCTCCCTAAAATTGAAAACACATCATATAGTCTTTCATCCTCAGCAATATCATTAAGATCTAAGAATTTTCCAACTTTTTTTAATTTGTGTAAATTTTCATTGGTTAAATATCTTGAAATCCAATCAAGTTCAGAATCATCTACATAAAAATCATAATAACCAGAAGGACAAGTAACACTAAAAATAAATCTAAAAATCCCATCTTCTAAGTTTAAAAAATCTTCTATGAATTTCTCTTTAACACTTAATTCAAAACTTTTCCTATCATTATCAATTGTTAATTCATAATTATATGGGTCTAATCCAATAATTTTTTTTAATTCTTCTTCATTGTTAACATTATTTAAGTCAGAATAAAGTGAGTTTTCAAATAAATAAAACTTTTTTATCATATTCTATATATAAAATTTGGATAATTAAAATATTATACATATATTTGTAAAACAATTAATAAAAATTAATATATAAATAAAAAAGAAAAATATTATGACGTAAGTACACAAATTAACAACAGTAACAAGACGAGACTTAACACCTGGATATCAGGCGGTTCAAGCATCACATTCATCTATTCAATTTATCTTTGAATATCCAGAAATTTCCAAAAAATGGTTCAAAGACCCGTATTTAGCACATTTATCTATCGAAAATGAAGTAGAATTAAAAAAACTAATGGCTAAATTAACAAAATCAAATATAAATATTCCGTATTTAGAGAGCCTGATATTAATAATCAGATTACATCTATTACAATTGAACCTTCTGATAAAACTAGAAGAATGGTATCAAATTTACCTTTAATGTTAAAGGAAGTAAACTTTTTTAATCAATTTAAAGTAAAGGAGGTTAGTTATGCCTAATAAAATAAAAATTTAAAAAAATGAAAAAGATAAATAAAGACGATTATTATAAAAAATTCGCAATTGTATCAGTAAATGGTATGATAATGTCAAACACATATAAATGTTACAAGTGTGATGATAAATTACAAGACTTTACTGTGTTCTTAGGAGAAGGACAAAGATTGAGTACAATGTATTCAAGTTGTTGTAGTGATTGTTTATCTGATGTAGTAAAAGATGCCATTAAAAAGGGTCGAAAAGATGCAAAAGAAGCAATTAGTGCAGCTGAACATAGATTATATAAAGAATCACTTGATTTAGTGAGAAAAACAAAATTAAATAAGTTGGAGGATACAAAATGAAAGTAGAAGCAGAATTAAAAGTAATGTATAAAATTACAGTTGGTGAAAGTGGTGTGTGTATGGGACAATATTACCCTGAAGATGAATGGGAAGAGTCATATTATAATGATAATATTAAAGAGTTAGCAACAACTTTAAGTGAAATATATCCTCATAGTATACCTAAATCATTTTCTTTAGAAGAAGTCGAAGTGTTGATTTATGATGATAAAAAATATGACTATAGAGATATTAAATATTACAACAAATGGAGTAAAATATCAATTGATCTTGTGGATGAATATAAAGAGTTTATGATACGCTGGAAAGCATTACAACCAGAAAGAACTAAACATTTAGAAATAGTTAAAAAGAAAAAAGAAAGAGAAGATAAATTGAAACAAATGGAAGAAAATAAGAAATTCGAACAAAAAGAATTGGAAAAATATTTAAAATTAAAAGAAAAGTTTGATAAAAATTAAAGAAAAGAGAAGATTATGACGTAAGTAAATAAACCACCGTAGAATGTTTCCATAAAGTGTAATATTTAACACTATAACAGGAAAAAATGTGCAATATAATACACATTAATAAAAAAATTATAAAAAAATTAATAATAACAAAAATAAATAAAAAATTATGGAAGCAACAATAGAAAAAGGTATAAATTATACCTATAACACAACAGAATTTAATAAAGTAATCAATAACACAATTGATAAAATTAAAAAAGTAGTAAAAGAGAACAATTATCAGGTATCAGGTAAAATTGAGTATTATAACTTTGATTGTAGAAATTTATCTAACAACCAAATGAAGAAAATTCAAAAATATTGTTACTGGATTGATAAAAAACCTTCTTTAAGACGAATTAATACCTTATTTGGACTCTTAGCAAGAACATTTAAAGTGAATAGAGTTACTGTTAAAGTATCAAAATGGGAAGAAAGAATCCAAAAGTCTAGAAAAGAATGGGTGAAAGCCAGAAATGAGTCAGATAGACTTTTAGCAACATATAAAAAAGAAAAAGGTAATTTTTATAAGGTTAATTAGAAAAAAATGCTTACCTTTGTATTAGTGATGTTTAAATAACATTAAATATCACTAAAACGGTCTCGTAGCTCAGTTGGTTAGAGCAACGCACTTTAAATGCGTGAGTCATGGGTTCAAGTCCCATCTAGACCGCAAAAAAGTTAAAATAACGTTAGTTTAACGCTATTTTAACTTTTTTCATTCTCTATTTTTTATATATAATAATATATGAAAAACAAGAAAAAAATAGATAATTGTTCTGGAACATTAGAAGAAGATTTACAATCACTTTTAAAAAATGCTGATGAATTAATTGGTGAAAAATTACCAACAGTTGATCTTATTATAGATAAATTGCTTATTATTAATTCAGATTGTTCAAATAAATTAGCATCAAATATAATCAACATTAAAAAAGAAATAGATACAATAAATGATTATAAAAATTTTTCATATGAACAAAATGATAACCCATTTCTAACTTTACATAGTGATGATGATGAATACTAAAAAATTCTACTATTGATAGTTTATTTTATTCAATTTTTTATTTCTTTCATATTTTAATACTTCCGATTCATTAAAAAAAGATCTCATATCTGGATAATTGTGTTCTTCCCACCATTCACCACCATCATATTCACCTCTACTAAACCAAGTACCATTTTCACAAAATATTGTCCCATATAAATTCTGACCACCAAACCCACTATCATATTCTTTATCTAAAAAATTTAAAAATTTTTCATAATCATCTTCTTTATATAGTGGTTTCAATGAAAATATATTATTATCACCCCCAATCCCACTTAGATAGGAATTTAATTCAATATATGCTGCTATTACTTTAACGTCTTTAGTAACATCTAAATATTCTTCTTTTGCGTTTGTCATTATATTTTTTATTTTGGTTTAGGGTATTTTCCTTTAAAATGATATTTATTCATTTTCTTTAATTGTTCAATTTTATATGATTCATTACCATGTTCACCTTTTGTGCCAGAACTTTGTCCATGATCACCAGTTCCAATATTACCATTTTCATCAAATTGCCATCTTAATTCAATGGCTTCAATTAATTTTGTAAAATTACATGAGTAGAATCCGCAAGAATTTATACAACCACATTCTATTATCTTATACTCTGGTTTATCATCTATAAGCACCTCACAAATATCAATTACAAATGCATCTGCTAATTTATAAATTTTTACCATTTCTTTAGCAAATTCCATAGCACCATCATCAATTATTTCACTTCTATTGATCCAATTACCCATTCTATATAAACTACCAGTAACAACTTCGTCACCAATTACCCAAAACCGATATTCTTTAGTAATATTCTTTACAGAACTCACTTGTATTTCAGTTTCATCGTTGAGTGATGTTTCTTGTCCAGTTTTATAAAATTCAGTCTTAAAATCCATCCATTGCTGCTTAGAGAACACTTTACCAGTGAAAGTTTTGTTATCTGAACATGGTCTTGCAAAAAAGTAGTCCTCATTGATATTATCTCCAAACTTTTGGATTTTTGAATCATAATTTAATAGATTTTCTTTGTAATATTTACTATAAACCCTATAATCATGGTTATCATTCAATAATGAACCAGGATACCAACCATATTTTTTACCTAATCTTGACATTTTTACAGATCCAAAACAAAAAATATCTTTTCTATCAGTTTCAAAATCAAAATCTTCTAAAAATGGTCTAACTTTAACTATCTCATATGGTAATTCATATCTATCTAATGTTTCAACTAAAACATTATAGTTTTCCTCTCTAAATGTGTTTTCTTGTATTATGTAGTACATAAATATTAATATATGTTTTTTATATATAAGTTTAATGAAATATATTAAAAAATTCGAATCAAGATATACAAGCGATAGCATAAATAAAAAATATTATATTTGGAAATTACCAAACCCATATTCAATTGGGAATAGAGTTGGGATAATACAAATAGTTAAATCAATAAATAAACAAATTTACTATGATATAGTTGAAAAAACTGGAGGTTATAAAGATTTCTTTACTCAGTCAAAATATAAGTACCAATATCCAAAAGCAGGAGTATCATGCTTTAAAGTTAGTTTGTCTTATTGGAAAAGTAGAATGTTAGTTGATTTATTATTTGAAACTGATGATTTGAATGATGCTAAACTATTTTATAAATTATACAATGAAGATAATAGTGTAAATAGAGATAATTTTGAAATATATAAAGATACTAAAAAATTTAACATTTAATTATTATTTATTTTCTTTAATTTTTCTTTCCTTAAAAATAAGTTTAATTCTTTATCTAAAAAATCTTTTATTATTGGATAATAATCTAAATGTTTGATACCATATATCATACCACTATGCCTTTTTGCCCAATTATTATCTTTTAATATATAACAATCATCAATACAATCAAAAGTTAAATCTAAACTTTTAGATATTTTTATCTTTATTTTATCTGGAACATCATTATAAAAATCTATTTCATAATATCCCCAATCATTTATTTCAAATTTCATATTATATTATATACAAAAAACATGAATAAAGTTTATTATTCATGTTTCTTAAATTAAAATAAAAATGTTTATTCCTTACGTGTACGCCTTTTGTGACTTTCACGAATTTTTTGTTTATAGTGAACCTTGATGATAAATTTATAAATGACGCTAAAAGATTGCAAAGAAAATTAAATAAAATTAAAGTAAAACATAAAATATATTTATGGTTAGGTGAAGAAGATATATATATCTACTTTTTTCTAAATAAAGAAAATAAATATTTATTAGAAGAAGATGATATATCAATTGGAATATACATAAATGAAGCACCTAAAAATTTTAAATATCCTGCCGATTTTGAATTATTCATATTTGATAAAGTACCATCATTAAGTGATATTGAATATCATTTAACAGTTAATAAATATAATTTATAAAAAATATTGGGTAATAAAGAGGAAAGTTTGGTAATCGAAACCAATCCAAGATATGAACCAATCGCTTTCCAAGCGATGTTAGCCAGCCTAGCTAATTAACTTTCCATGGTGGGAAATTTAGAATCGAACTAATTAATTGTTCATGCTGTAAATAATCTTGAATTACAGATTACTTCTCAAAACCAATTGAGATATTTTCCCGTTTTTGTTGTGGTGTAGGTTGGTTACGATCCAACTCCTAAGGTTTTTCAGACCTCCGCAATAACCATATCTGCCACTACACCATAGTAAACTTATTTATGTACAATAAACCTATCAAGTTTATTATACATTTTGGGGTGTCTGATGGGATTCGAACCCACGCTAAAAGCACCACAAACTTTCGTGCTAACCGCTAACACTACAGACACCATATTTTTGTCTGGATATTCCAGACGTTTTTACCTTTCATATCACTTAAATAAGGTTAAACCTGACATTTATCATATGAAACATAGCATTTTGTCTGGAATATCCAGACAGATTTTGTCAACCTGAGGGGATTCGAACCCCCGTTATCGTGATTCACAGTCACGCCCCGAACACCTAACACGGGTTGCAGGAGGGATGTTAAAAATGTTGATTTATTACCTCTGTAATCTAACCCAAAATGGGGTTAATGGCACATAAATTCATCAACACTTTGCGGTGAATGTGGGGGTCGAACCCACAAGCCAAGTTAATGACCGACAGATTAGCAATCTGCTCCAATACCAATTATGGGAATTCACCAAATACAGAATACTTTAATTTGTGGATTTGAACCACTTA